CCTTCCCGACGATCCCCTGGCCTCCGGCGGGGACGAGGGACGGAAGTTTTAATGGTTAGGATGATACTATGTCAATCAAGCTTTACATCACAAGCAGCACAGGCACGGCGGATGTGACGCAGCTCGTGCCGACGATCACATGGTCGGGGGACTATCAGCAATGTGCGCGGACACTTGAATTCGGGCTCATTTCTTCACCGACGGATGCGAATATTCCGACTATCAAGTGCGAGCTTGGAAACGGAGTCGTATTCATGCAGGACGACCGGGTATTATTTGACGGATATGTTTTTGCGCGTCAGAAGAGCACGGAATCAAGCACCATCGATGTGACCTGTTTCGACCGGGGGATTTACTTAAAGAGAAACGAGGCGGTATATCAGTTTACGAACATGACGCCGGAGGCGATCACGCGGCGGATTTGCACGGACTTTAAGATCTCTGCGGGATCTCTGGCCGCGACGGGAATCAAGATCAGCCGCAATTTTATCGGAGTGACGCTATACCGGATCATCCAGACGGCGTATACGCTGGCGTCACAGTCGAACGGAAAAATATATCAGATCCGGTTTGACGGGCCGAAATTGTGCGTCGTCGAAAAGGCGGCGGGCGATGAGACGCTGATCATCGAGGGCGGGAGCAATCTGATGTCGGCATCGACGTCGGAGAGCATCGAGAGTATGGTAAATCAGGTTGCGATATACAACGAGAACGACAAGCTGATCGGGACGCAGAAGGATCAGGAACTGATCGATGCATACGGCCTTTTGCAGAGCTACTTAAGGCAAACAAAAGGGGAAGACGCGGCAAAGGCGGCGAAAAAACTCCTTTTGGACAACGGGATCAGCCAGAAGATCACAATTGAAAACCTCGGGAACATTGCAAACATCACGGGCGGGGCGGTGGTCGTCCGGGAGCCTTATACAGGAACTGTAGGTTTGTTTTATATCGACAGCGACGTCCACACATGGAAAAACGGTTTGTACCTCAACAAATTGGTGATTAACTTCAAAAGAATCATGGATGAGCAGGAAGCGTAGTCGCGGAGCATTTCTGCGGAAATGCAGGTCGCTTCGCTCCGGCCGCGCCTTGGGACGGGGACCAGTCCCCTTCCCAACGATCCCCTGCCCTACGGGATGGACGGGGGACAAAAATTTACGGGGAGGAATAGGTATGGAAGACAATCCATATTCGGCACTGGTCGCAAAACTGCGGGAAGACCAACAAAGCCAGTTACCTGCAATGTACCGCATGGGGACGGTCCTGTCGGCTGCCCCGCTGAAAATCGATGTGGCCGGGACGGTGCAGACGGATGAATCATTATTAAAAAACGATGCGCTGACATCGTTCGAGCCGGAGGAGCGGATTTTGCTCCTGCCGATCGAGGATGAACAGCGCTATATTATTCTTTGCAAGGTGGTGGAAGTATGAGTGTAACGCTGTTCCCGATCATTCAGCCGCAGAGCGCCGAGGTCGATACGAAGCTTCCGTTGTATAGGGAAGTCAAATGGGATTATGAGAATAACGAACCGGTTTTCAAAAACGGCTTGCCGGTCATCGTTACGGGGAAGGACGCCATTTTGGTATGGGCGTGGAAGGCGCTGAACACGCCGCGATTTAAACATGAGATCTACACGTGGGATTTCGGGTGTGAGGCGGAGGCTTTGGTCGGACAGCCGTTTACCGGGGAACTGAAGCGGTCGGAGGCGGCGCGGTATGTCAGGGAATGCCTGTTAGTAACCCCATATATTACAGGGGTGACCGATGTGTCGGTATCGTTTACGGAAGGCGTTTTGACGGTCGGCTGCAAAATTGAAACGATTTACGGGGAGGTGCAATTGAATGTATGAGGAGCTTACGGCGGAAAGCATAAAAAGCGACATATTAAGCCGGATCGTGACGGACATCGACACCCGGGAGGGCAGCTTCACAAACGATATGATAAGCGGGATCGCCTATGAGATCTGGAAGCTTTACCAATCGCTTGACGCGGTCGTGCCGATCACCTTTGTCGACGAGACGAGCGGGGAATACATTGACAAGCGGTGCGGGGAGTATGGAATCACAAGGAAGCCGGGGAGCAAGGCCGCCGTGATGATGCGTTTTACCGGTGCGGAGGGCATGGGCATTCCGGCGGGAACGGTTTTTCTGACCTCGGACGGACAGGAATTTGAAACGGACGCGGCTGCGACGATCGCGGGCGGGGAGGCAAGTGTGACGGCCACGGCGGCCGAGGACGGGGAGGCCTACAACGTACCGGCCGGAACCATTACGCGGCAGATTATAAGCATCAGTGGTCTATCGGGGATCACGAACGACGCGGCGACCGGGGGAACGGACCCGGAAACCGACGCCGCCCTGGTCGGGAGGCTTAACGATTACCTGCAAAAGCCGGCGACGTCCGGGAACGCGTATCATTACGAGCAATGGGCGCTTTCGGTAAACGGAGTCGGGGCCGCAAAGGTGACGCCGCTTTGGGACGGACCGGGGACGGTCAGGGTGCTGGTCGTCGGGCAGGACAAAGGGCCGGCAGATCCATCGGTCGTTTCGGCATGCGCGGAATACATTGGGGAAAACCGGCCGATTGGGGCGGATGTCACGGTGGAAAGCGCGGAAGGACTGCCGATCAACATATCCGCCTCTGTTACGATCGACGAGACGACCACAAAGGAAACGGTGCAGGAGGAATTCTCGGAGGCGCTTAACTCCTATCTGAAAAGCATTGCCTTTGTAAAGTACGAGCTGGTATTTAACCGGATCGCCTATATTTTACTGGACATTCCGGGGGTGATCGATTTTACGTCGATGACGGTAAACGGCGGGACGGAAAACATTGCGATCGGTGCGTCCCAGGTGCCGGTGCTCGGCACCGTGGAGGTGGTCTGATGGCGCTGATCGATCTGTTTCCGGGATTCTATCAAAGCAGCACGGAGGTATTGAGCCTTCAAAACGCACTCCAGGTGGAGGCGGACGCGCTCTGGGACGCGCGGAACGGTTTGTTCCGCCAGTTCAACGTGGAAAGCGCGACATGGGGTCTTTCCATATGGGAGAAGGCGCTTGGGATCGAGGCCGACGCATCAAAAACCGACGAATACCGCCGGACACGGATCATGGCCAAGCTGCGCGGGCAGGGAACGACCACGGTCGTCATGATCAGAAATGTGGCGGAGAGCTTTTCAAACGGCATTGTCGACGTGATCGAGCATCCGGAGGAATACGGCTTTGACATCAGGTTTGTCGGCACGCTCGGCATACCGCCGAACATGGACGACCTGACGGCGGCAGTCGAGGAGATCAAGCCGGCGCATCTTATGTATACCTATATTTTTGTTTACCGGACAAACGTAGAGTTGAAACCTTACACGCATATACAGCTTTCGGGCTATTCACATGAAGAATTACGAAGCAGGAGGGATATTTAATGTCTGATTTAACAAGTAATTACAGTCTTAAAAAACCGTTGGACAATGAATACTACGATGTGGCCGACCAGAACGGCAACATGGATCTGATCGACGTGGCGCTGCACGGATTGGAGGCTTCCAAGGAGACGCCGGCGGGCGCGCAGGCCAAAGCGAACGCGGCGGAGGCGGCGGCGAAGGCGGCGAGTGTGCCGACTACGCGGAAGGTCAACGGCAAGGCGCTTTCCTCCGACGTCACGATTACGGCCTCGGACGTCGAGGCAATTTCGACGGCGCAGAAGGGCTCCACGAACGGAGTCGCGGAGCTTGGTTCGGACGGGCGGGTACCGGCCGCGCAGCTTCCGTCATACGTCGACGATGTACTGGAATACGGATCGATGGGTTCTTTCCCGGGGACAGGGGAGACGGGGAAGATCTATATCGCACAGGACACGAACAGGACGTACCGTTGGGGCGGGTCTTCTTACGTCGAGATCTCGCAGAGCCTGGCACTCGGGGAAACGTCTTCGACGGCTTACCGGGGGGACAGAGGGAAAACGGCGTACGACCACAGCCAGACCGTAGGAGATGCGCACGGGCTCAAGCAAGCCGTGCCTGTCACGACATCCGGCACGGGGAGCGCGCTGACGGCGACGATATCCGGTCTTACGCTTTCGGACGGAGTGACACTCCGGCTGAAACTCCACACGGCGATTTCCGCAGGGGCTACNCTGAATGTAAACGGTACGAGTGCCATCGCGATCAGAGACGTCAAAGGCAATGCGGTAAAGGCCGGGCCTGTTNCCGGAAGTTACCTCACCTTGATTTATAACGGCTCAAATTTTATATTACAGGGTGAAGGGGGGGAGTACGGNACAGCGGGCGCGGCGCAGGTCTTGGCAGGCTATACCGTTGGGACGGAGAACGGATTGGTGAACGGGACAATGCCGAACAGGCCATATGCTCAAGCCCCTCTTTCTTATTGGACTGATGGGAATGGACTGTTGAGACCGAGATTGCCAGTGGGCGCATATATAACGGAAGGCGGCGCCGGCGGGGCAGGAACGACCGAGATTGATATGTATGATGCTGATTTTGTCGCCGCTAATATCAGGTCAGGAAAAAACATATTTAATTTACAAGGCGCTGATAATGTATTGCCAGTTGGCGGTATTCTTGAAACTTATAAGGCCGGAGAAAATATTTCCCAAGGAGATCTAATACAAATTCTTAATGGCAGTCCAACCTCTGTGACCTCTATAGATTCTCAAGCTAACGGTGATGTCAAAGGAGTAAAAATGTCCGACACAAGCGCTTTGGTTGTATATGAGGGGTCTGCCCAAAGATTATATGCAGTGGCATTATCTATATCGGGTAGTACTATAACAAGAGGAAGCCCTGTACAGGTAGCAAGTCGCTACTTCGGAGGTCTTAGATTTATTTATTTGTCAAACAACACGGCTTTAATTGCTTATACATATAACAACAGTGATCCGTATCCAACGTATGTCGCGGCTATACAAGTATCTGGCTTATCTGTGGCTAGTGGAAGTGCAGTAGATCTTGGTGGTGATTCATACCGATTTGATATAACGAGACTTACAGATACAACTGCATTAGTAGCTTTGTATAGATATGCCAGAGTTCTGACGATTTCCGGGACATCAATATCGGTAGGATCGCAATATACGGTGTTTCCATATATAACAACATCTAGTATGAGTATAAGCGCTTTGTCTCCTACACAAGTTGCGATTTTTGCAGTTACTAATTCTGCTTTAAATGGAGGATGTGGTGTCATAGTTAATGTATCAGGAACATCTTTATCGGCAGGATCATCTTATAATTTTACTACCGCTATCACAGCAAGCAATCTTACGGCAAGAGCTATTACATCTGATAAAATCCTCTTGTTTTGGAAAGATTCCGCTGATTCTAATGATAAAATGACTATTTGTACGATATCTGGTACAGCTATATCTTATTCGTTTACAATAATATTAGGCATATATGGATTATCTACTCCTCTTCAAAATTCTGTAGATGTTATTTCCAGTTCCTCAATTATTTTTACGGCTATCAGTGCCGGGAATACTGTTATGGTAGCTGCTACTGTTGACCCGTATGCCTATAATATGTCAATAATTTCTCAGACAGTTGTTTTTAGCGGGACTCAGCAACCTTATAGTCGATATGGTCAGATTATTTTATCGACAGCATTTAAGATTATCGTTTATTCTACAGGTTCCGGAGATCCAAAGTATGCAAATATGATAACTGCTGTAATGAAGGCAACCAATAAAGGAAATATCAATGGAATTGCTAAAGATTCCGTAAGTTCGGGTGGGAACTTACAGGTATATACGTTATGATATGGCGGGTATATCTTAGACTAGTAAAACATAAGAGGACAGCGGACACGATCGCAATGACTATAAACGGGGGCCAGTCATGCAAGATTTCGAGATACATGGGGGAACAATGTTACGATGTTTAATATGACGGTGGCGGAAATTTTAGACGGCGACAGGGGGTGAAGGCGCCCGATTGAAGAACAGTGTAGGGATGCGAAATTTGGACAGCGGGGTGCCCGCGACGGGATTCGTCGCGGGCTTTTTGCTGGCCGGCGGCAAAATGCGGGGGCAGGAGGGAGGTGATCTATTCTGACCGGGCGAAGGAAAGGAGGTTTTGAATGGTAAAGACAAGCGACATATTAGCCGAAATAAGCAGGCTTTTGGCCGAAAAATATCCGGGGTGGCCGGTATACGCAAATTCTCCGCCGACGGATTTGGTCAGGCCGTCGTTTTCAGTCAAGTGTACGAAGGTGAGCGAGTTGGACGCAAACCGGTCCATGGTCCAGCGCACCGTCAGCTACACGATAACCTATTATCCGGAGGTAGATGAAGCCGGTATAGGGGATGCCGAAGCGCTCCTGGATGTTCAGGACGAAGTTACGAAGCTATTTCGGACGGGCTATGTAAAGGCGGGCGGCCGGGCCATCAAAGTAAAAAGCAGTACGGGAGGGGCGGAATCAGACCGCTCCTTTATTGATCTCCAATTTGAGTACTTTGACGACCGGGCCGAGGAAGCGGGGGAGGAACTGCTTATGGGTATGATTAACACTAAAATTAAAGAAAAGGGATGATGAATGTCGCGGAGTATTTCTGCACGACGATCCCCTGGCCCCCGGCGGGGTTAAGAAACGAAAATGGAGTATACGAAACAATTTTATGCCAAACTGGCAGAAAGGGTAATTTTATGGGACTTCCGAATATCAACATTACATTTAAGACACAGGCGGCCACGGCGATTACGAGATCGCAGAAGGGGATTGTCGCCCTGATTTTAAAGGATGCAAACGCGAACGGGGCGCACGGTCTGACCAACGTCACGCAGATCCCGGCGACGCTCGGGACGGCGAACCAGGACTATATCAAAAGGGCTTTTTGGGGGTACTTAAACCCGCCGAAAAAGGTGATTGTATATGTATTACCGGCAGCGACAGAGGATTTAAGCGAGGCGCTCAACTATTTCGCGACGCAGGTATTTGATTATCTCGCGGGACCGCCGGACATCGGCGCGGAAGACTGCGCGGATATCGTGACGTGGATCAAGGCGCGCAGAGCGGACGGGTTTACGCCAAAGGCGGTTTTACCCGATACGGCGGCGGACGACGAGGCGACCATCAACTTTACGACGAGCGGGATCAAGGCCGGGAGCACGGAATACACAGCCGGGCAGTACTGTTCGCGAATCGCGGGGCTTATTGCGGGCACGCCGATGACGATCTCCTGCACCTACGCGCCCTTGACCGAGGTGGCAGACGTCGCTCGGCTGACAAAGGAGGAAATGGACTCGGCAATCGACGCCGGGGAATTCATCATTTTCCACGACGGGGAAAAGGTCAAGGTCGGGCGGGGGGTAAACTCCCTGCAGACGACGACGGCGGACAAGGGCGAGGCGTTCAAGAAGATCAAGATCGTGGAAGCGGTCGACATGATCAAAAGCGACATCAAAATGACCGCGCAGGACAGCTACATCGGGAAATACGCGAACAGCTACGACAACAAGAGCCTCCTGATTTCCGCGATCAGGGGATATTTTGCGGGACTTGAAACCGAAGGCATCCTGGAGGCGGGGAGCTCGTCCGTTTCGATCGACCTCGCGGCTCAGGAGAATTATTTACAGTCGGTTGGGGTCGACACGGAAGGCATGACCGAGCAGGAGATCAAGACGGCAAACACCGGGGACAAGGTTTTCCTTGCGGCGTCGATCAGGATTCTGGACGCGATCGAAGACATTGACATCGAGATTATTATTTGAGGAGGAAGGCTAGTTGCGGAGCATTCCTGCGGAAATGCAGGTCGCTTTGCTCCGGCCGCTCCCGGGACGGGGACCAGTCCCCTTAAACCGCGCCCCGCAAAATTTATTTTGCGGGGACCCCAGACGACAATCCCCCGCCCTACGGGGTGGACGGGAGCTTGGATGCGAATATTGGTGGAAAACCTTATTATGGAAAGGATGATATAAAAGTATGGACAGCGCGAAAAGAGTAATCAACGGGACTTTCGGCGAGGTATGGCTCGACGGGGATTATGTCTCGGAGTGTTATGGCTTACAGGCAAAAGCATCGTTCAACAAAGAGAAAATCAACATGTGCGGGAGGATGGCCACCGACAACAAAATCACATCGATTTCCTACATGGGCTCATTGAAGCTGCACAAGGTCAACAGCCGCATGGCCGCCGCGATCGGGAGTCTTGTCAAAAATGGGCGGGACCCGCGCTTTACGATCATCTCGAAGCTGGACGATCCGGACGCGTACGGCGCCGAGCGCGTCGCGATCCGGGACGTATCCTTCGACGATCTGACGCTTTCCGACTGGGAGGTCGCGGTGAACGGAAAGATGGAAGCGCCGTTTACGTTTACGGATTACGACTTCCTTGACAGGATCGAAACGTGAATATTCAGAGGGGGATTCTGACGCGGGGCATTCCTGCGGGAATGCCGGGTCGCTTCGCTCCGGCCGCGTTCTGGGACGGGGACCAGTCCCCTTCCCAACGATCCCCTGCCCTACGGGGTGGACGGGAGTCTAGGAGCGCATGTCGCCGGATTTGCAGATTTAGTAATAGGTATGGGATTAGCGACGAATGCTATTAATGCGTTTCGGGTGAGAACCAGTGACGCGGGGCATTCCTGCGGGAATACCGGGTCGCTTCGCTCCGGCCGCGTCCTGGGACGGGGACCAGTCCCCTTCAAAACCACCCCGCAAAATTTATATTTTGCGGGGACCCCGGACGATTCTTTGCCCTACGGGGCGGACGGGGATTTAGGCATGGATATCGCCGGATTTACAGAATTTATTATGGGAGTGAAAACAGAATGGACGTATTGGAATTACTGCTGAAAGCGGAAATACCGAACCTGCCGGAGAAGGAGGTTAAAATCAAGAGGCTTAGCGAGCTTTGCGGCGCGGACGTTTGTTTCCGGCTGCGGGCGTTGCCTTACAACAGGGCGGCGGAGATCTCGAAAGAGCAGAGGGAAGACATGAACGTACACATCCTGCTCGTGGGCGTAATTTCGCCGGATTTAAAATCAAAGGAGCTTATTGCGAAATACGGAGCCGCCACGCCTGCGGAGATGGTCAAAAAGATGCTTCTGCCGGGAGAGATCGAGGACATTTCCCGCGCGGTCGAGCGGCTTTCCGGGTATCGGAAAGAGACGATCGAAGAGGTAAAGGAAATAAAAAACGCATAGAGGACGGCGACCCGGACGCCGTCCTCCTTTACTGGCTTTTCCACAAGCATCACATTTTACCGGGGGACACCTATAGCCTTCCGGAGGGGGAAAAGGTCGTTTTACGGGCACTGATTGAATTTGAGATAGAGCAGCTCAGAAGAAAGTAGGACCGTTTGACAATTTTTGGGCTTGTGTTATCCTGTAATGGAGAATATCAATTTCTACGGGAGGCAATGAAATGAAAAACAGCAGGGTTTGCCCGAAATGCCACTCAAAGGATATCATTCTAATTGAAGGGAAAGCCGGACCATATGGATCAGGAAATAATATTCCGGCAGGCCTTCTCTTAAAGAATTCTGTCTTGGTGAACCGTTACGTTTGTTGTAAATGTGGTTTTACGGAAGAATGGATTGATACTGATACGAACGACTTAGAAAGATTAAAAGAGAAATACGGAAAGTAAATACTTATCTTGCAGCAATCCCCGCCGAGCTTCAAAAACACGGCGGGGATTTTAATTGGGGAGGCGATATTTTGGCGCAGTACGTCAGCATCATAATCACGGCGCAGGGCGATTTTATAAAAGAGGTTGCAACGATCCGAAACTCGGTCGCCGCGTTAAACAAGGATCTGACCGAGTATACAGGGAAGCTCAAAGCGCTGAACAAACAGGAGGACGAGCTTAAGGTCAAGCTGGACAAGGCGAACACCGCGTTGAAGGAGGCCGAGAAGCGGTTTTTGGAGACCGGGGACGCGGCGGAGAAGTTCAACCTGGAGCTTGCGAACGCGAAATACGAAGATATACGCGAAAACCTCCGCCTAATATCGGAGCAAGCGAAAATAGCGGAGGAAAACTTAAAAAACATGGCCGCGGCGGCTGGGGAGGCAAACACGGGGAGCAGGGAGCACCCCGACCTTTCAGGGGAAACCGGCAACACGGAGGGAGAAACCGGCGGAACCGAGGGAGAAAATGAGGGCGTAAACCTCAGCGGGATTATCAAAACGCCCATGGCTTCGAAAACGGCGGGCAATACAGGCGGGGGGGACGGAACTGACAAGGAAAGTCTTTTCGGTAACGCGCTATCTTATGGGGTGACTGGGGCAACCACTGCCTTGGGCCTGGTGTCGACAAGCGTAACAGCCGCAGCCGTAGCACCGGCGGCAATCGCAGCTGCGATTGGCCTGACGGTAGGCGTTATAAAAACCGGCATAGATAATCTTACACAGCGATACGCCGAAAAAGACAACGCGTTTAACGATTATGTACGTGATCAGTTTGAAAAAGCTACTGAGGAGATTACCAATTCTTTAGCAAACGGGATTACTTTGGAACTTGCGGAGAATACTCCGGCAACGCAAGATTTTGTTGAAGCAATCAACACCCTAAACGATCAGCGGAACCAAACGGACAGCACGATGGCGGAAGCGTATATGAAGGAGCGCACGCCTGCCGTTCAGGCAGAGGCCGATTGGTACCAAAGCGACGCGGGGGAAGCATATGACGGCATGATGTCCGCAATCGGCACGTGGGAAGCGCATCTGGACAGCCTATCTGAACAATATGCCCGGGATATCCGTAACTATGTGCTGACCGGGGAGGAAAGCATTCTTAAAGACGATAGGTTTGAAGCTGTTAAGGGCAATCTGGTAAGCTTAAAAGGTCAGTATGAAGGTGCAAAAAGAAGTTTTGATGGTGGTAATGTTAGCGCGGGGGCGACCCTTGGAAGAGTCTTGGGAGAAATAGAGGCCCTCGCCCAGGACGTTTTCAACGCAAGTCCGGACGCGATGGCAGAAAAGGACGCTAACGAAAAACTCATATCAAATATGGCGGAATATGCGGCACAGGACGAAAACTTCTGGAACGAACAGTACCAATATGATCAGAAAATTTCTGAAGGGATTGCGGCGGCGAAAAGTTTCTCATTGCATGATTTAATATTTGGCAAAGATGTTGACGAACAGGCAGAATTTGAAGAGGATATGCAAAACATCAAAAATGATGACACAATGCGTTGGGATGCCGCAACGGATAATTCTCTACACTGGGATGCTATAGCGAAGAAAGCATTTGGGTTAAATTATATCCCATACGATAATTTTCCTGCGATTCTGCACGAGGGCGAACGGGTATTGACGGCGAGCGAGGCGCGGGCGGCGGACAATATGGTTCCGTCCGTGATCATTTCGGGCAACAGTTTTACGGTGCGCGAGGAGGCCGATATTGACAAAATCGCGCGTCAGCTCGTCCGGCAGATCAGCAAAGCCTATATGCTCGCCGGATGATTGACAATTATTGCCTGGGCCTGTTAATGTAAAAGCAAGGAGGTGGCCGGAATACAGATTCATATCAAAATGGCAAAACAAACGTTTTTGGCAAGCGCTGTTATGACAGTGTTTCTAAATGGGCAGGAATGCGCCTGGCTCGGGAATGGAGATGAAACAGTCCTTGAGGCGCCGACAGGAGAAAATACCTTATTGTTCAGAAGCTCCATACGAAAAAAGGAAATCCGCATTAATTCCGGAAACGATGTGCAGATCACTTTGAAATGGAATCGTATGTGGGGAAACATTGAGGCGCTGGTAACAGGACGTTAAAGCCAAATAATTAACAACAAGATAGGACAAGGCATTTTCCATTTCGGAAGTGCTTTTGAAAAAAGAACAGCCGTTTCGGCTCTTGCATCGCTACCTTATCGAATGGGTAAGCAAGCTTGAAAAGGCAGTAAAAGCGAAATAGCCAAGATTCAAACATCAGAAAGCAACCGTTTCGGGCGGTTGCTTTTTGTTATGCAAAAACAAATTTAAGTGCGCGGGCATGAGGTTTTATATCCAGAAAGGGGTGACATATTCTGAAAAAATTCATATTCAAGGACACGGCGAAGAACACGGAGCTTGCGCTGCCGGTCACGCCGGAGAGCTTTACGGTATCCCACGGGATCCGGATCGAGACGATCAACATCCACACGCTCGGCGACGTCAACATTGCGGGGTATGGGACGCTGGCGGACATCAAAATCGACTGCATGTTTCCGGCGCGGGCCTATCCGTTTCTGACGCCGGGTGCAGCCGCGGCGCCGTATGAATACGTGTCGGCGTTTGCAAAATGGAGCGACGAGAAAACGGTGATGCGCTTCGTTGTATCGGATACGCCGGTAAACGCGGCGGTACTGACCGAAGGGATCAGCTACGGCGAAAAGGACGGCACCGGGGACGTCTACGCGACGATTTCCATGCGGGAGTACCGGGCGCTTAAGGCGGAACCGGTGGACAAGACGCAGAACACCATGCGGAGCAGTGAGGCAAACATTCCAACGGCC